TCAATTTCTTCCTGCATTAGAAATACTGTTTTGATAGCGTCCAGTACACGATTCAAAATTGTTCCGGATTCATCTAATTCAATACCTTTTTGTGCATATTTAAAATGACTAAAGAAGTGATCGTTGTCTCCACGCAAGGTATCGCTGTTGCGTGAATTCTTGTCTTGAAGGTCTATTCCCAGTTGATCAAATTGATCCTGCATGGTACGAGCACGAACATTTTTGATATCACGACTACCGTTTTTGTAGCGTACCAATGCGTTACGATGTAAGTCGCCTGGGTTGAGACGTTTTACACCTGTGTCGTTTAGCATTTCGAAAGCATACGAGGCAAAGTTTGGATCGTCTGTTTCCACTACAGCACAGGGAATTTTTGTGTAGTCAAGGATTGCCGCGGCCAGTGCCCGGTGCTGAGCATCATACAAATAGATAGTACCGCCTTTAATACAACAAGCCGACCCAGGACTGCATATTCTAGGATCCCATTTTTTCATGATATTGATCACGTGTTTGTGTAGTACGTCACGTTGGACCTCATAGTCGATCCAAAGATCTTCAATGTCAATCATGGTGCTGTGTGGAAATGTATGTACTAATGCTTTTGCACGAGCTCGCCAAGCCTCAAGGTCTTTTTCGGAAACTTCGTAATGTGCTTTGAGCTGTGATTCTACTTCTGCTACTACCTCCGTAAATTTACGGACTAGGCGTTTTGCGGCCATTTATTTCTCCTTTATTAAGCTTCGTTACCCGACACAATGCGGGATTAGTTTAGTAAACGATTTACTTTAACTATTTACAACTATACACAACTTCAAATCTACTGTCAACCTCTAAATTTCTAGTGTACTGCCTTTTGCCCGATTGTAGAAAATATGTACACCAATTTTCTTTGCACGTTGAGTAACATCGGCCCAGGCAGGATTTCGAATATAATCGGCATGATAAAATAAACTGCGTTCCAAGCCAGCGACACCTTCGCCCGCCAACACTGCTTGGGCAATCTCTTCACAACGATGGTATATACCTGGGTCGGGCTGTGGCAATCGTTTTAATAGTGTCCATGAAAATTGGCTGGGTGCATGCACCACACCACACACAGTTGTACCCCAGTATCCCGAACGTACACGATTCACAGTGACATGACCCACAGCATATCTACCTACATCTTCTTGGTTACCGGCTTCGTAATAGATGTTTCGAGCCAAGCAATCCACGTCTCGAGCAGTGTAGTCGACACGATGACCCGTGTCAACAATACCTTCCAATCTATTCAGGCGTTGTTCAATTTGTTGGGTTTGGGTTGATATATCACCAATGGTAAATGACAGTTTGATCAACAACAACACAGCAATGCCAGATAAAAACAGTATGGAACGATTCACAAAGACCTCTACAAGTGGTTAGACAAGTAGTCATTGTACGATGTATTGGATTATCGTGTGTTGTTTTTACACAACGGCTACAGATTTGATTGGAGATTGTTTAGATATGTAGCAAGATCGCCACCGTGTAACTGTAGCATCACAGCATCTGTTTCACTGTGGACATACAGTTGTTTGGTTGTGGTAAGGTAATAGGGTGCCTGAAAGATTCTTTCCAACTGCAACAGTTGCCGATAATGAATATCGGATGCCACAGCAACAGGGTGAAACGCAATATCAGTGTGCCGTTTAATCCAACGATAGCCCACAGTGGTTAATCTAAGACTGTGTGGGTTTAGTGGGTTCTTCCACCATTGATGTTCAACACCGGGCCAGGCAGAACCGGGCTCCACGTGATCAATTAAAAATTGAGTCCATGTGGCTTGTGAATTAAGGTCGGTAGACTGTGTCACCTTGCTTTAATAGCACAACAGTAAAGGCAGTGGTTTTAAAAAGAATGTTGAGTTTTTTGGCCAAGTTGATGGCATGACCTGAATTAGAGAATGAAACCTTCTTGTATTTTGGTCCAGGGTAATTTATCAGCACGTTGAATGTTTTTAAATTGATAGGCTGGTTGTTGTAAAATATCGCCCAGATTCCTTCGCTGGCCAAAATTTGGTCACTTTTGTAGTTTGACTTGTTTACATGTTCCAGCAGAACTGTTGGTTTTGGCCTACTCATTATCGATATCTCCCATACTTTTGATACAGTTATTTATCTCCTATAAGTGCGTATATTATATTAAAATCCGCCGCCGTCCATGGTAATTTCCACAGCACCGGTGGTTACATCGGGTTGCTCACTGAGTTCAGCGATGTGTGACAGCAGTGCAAATATGTCCGCATGCAGGTTACGTGCATCCTGAGCAGTCATGACCACGGTGGCACTTTGCGTTTGATTCATTACACGAATTCTGTCATTGAAGTTTCGTACATGTATGCTTAGTTTATGATCCATTTGCTGTCCTTAGGTGTTGGTTGGCTGTTTCCTGTGTGTGAAATGGCCCTTGATATTCATAGCGATTTAAGGTAATGGCCTTGGGACAATAGCCACGTGCCCAATGTGAATCAAACTTTACAATGTAGTAGCCAGCACAGAAAAAACTTTTGCTTTTGGCAGTTTTGGTGAAAATTGGCAACTGCCGTTGTACATCAAACAACACATTGTAAGGACGGTGTGGAGTGGGATAACCATAAATTTCGTAGGCTTTACCTTCTACAGCACGTGGTTTTTCCGGTTTAACAAATTCAATGTTGTATTTCTTGCTCAACAGTTTGATCGACGGGAATACTTCACGCTGGTCATTGCGAACATAGGCAACTCCTCCTTCGTCAATGGCCTGTATGGTGGCAATCTTTTCTCCCGATGCTTCTACGATCCAAAATTTATTTTTTACTATTTGTTTTGCTATGGTTTCTGTCATGTTAGTGATCCTATTATTAGTATGTAAGTCGCTGTGTGTAACAATTGGTCTAGACCCAACAACCACCAAAATTCTTCATGGGTAGTAGCAGTCCAACCGTAGTGCCGATTGATGTTGACCTTGGCCCAGTCAATGTGATAGTGTGCCACTGCATCTAATAAACCCATAAGAGAAGCAGTCATTTCATCATATCCAAACAATGCTAGGCATAGCATTGTAGCTGTGCCATGTAGGCCAGCATGTAGTACACCACCCGGGTGCCCATAGACACCTTTGTTTAGATATTGATAAGGCCTCTGTAGTAAAAAGTCCACAACAAAATGCTTGACGAACAATACTAGAACCAGTGCAAGGGTAGTATTCACGTTATTCTTTCAAACAGCTCATGGTGATTATTTTTTTGCCCAGTCATGACTTCAACAACTCCATGCTGACAATGTGTCCAATGGCAGTGGTGATGTCTTCGCCCTCGGGAATAACATGTGTGACCAAGTTATCTTGATCTGTTTTACGATTGTAAGTGTGAATCTGCACAACAGTTCCGCCCTGTGCTGGCATAACCTTAAATGACAAACCTTCAACTTCAACGTGAGCATGATTTCTGCCCGCTTTTGTATTGTATATATCTTCGCTCTCGTAGCCGCGGCCGCGGTTGTAATCCCAGCCCCACTTCATCATTGCCGACCAAACTTTTCTAATCATTTGGGATAACTTCTTGACAAAAATTCCACGTAACTGGCGGCTTGATCGCTGATACGCTTTAAATCATATTTTCCACAAAACTTTAAAAACAGTGTGCCAATCTGACTCACTGCCTTGGGCACTGATCCGGCAACAACGGTTTCTGTTATTTTTGCTTTGACATCGTCGGGCTGTGCAGATAAATCCACCAGTGTAACATTGCGTTGATAATCGTCCAGCACTCTGTGTTCTACACCGTTGTGGTCAGTCCAGCGACTCAGCATTAAATTATTCCACGCAAAGCCTTTTTTATCCCGGTCTTCGTAGGCTTCTTTAAGTCCAACTTTATTCTTACTGCCAGTCGTCCTGACTCCAGGGTACGCACTGAATACGTTGTCTGTGGGGTCGCCTCGCATAGCTTTTTCAAATAAGATCCAACTTGGATCAGGGATGGATCGGTTTTCCTTAGTCTTTTTATCTTTGACTGGGGCACCTTTTTTGTCAAAAATGCCCGTAATAGTGTGGAGCTCATCTGCTATCCCGTTGTATTGTTTTACGTTTTCACTTAGTAGTTGATAAAAGTCTGTGTCACTGCTGACTATGACATGCTCGTCTTCAGGATGTGTCTGTATCCATCCGGCAATTAAATCATCTGCTTCTAACTCAGCGTGTTGTAGCACTGTGCAATTGGTCTTTTCTGTTAAAAAAGTTTTAAGTTCATCAAAACTTTCCCAAAATAATCGATCTTCTTCTGCCTCAGCCTCGGTCAAGGCCGCACGGGCCACCGCACGATTCTTTTTGTATGGCTCGTAAAAGTCCTTACGCCAACTTCTACCTTCCAAGCAGAACACCACATGATCGGCCCGTTGATCTCGAAAAGCCTTGTTTACACTGCCCAAGGTAACATGTATGGCAAAGCCCAATTTATCCCATGTATCTGTTTGTCTATGGGCCGAGTGTCTTGCACGAAAGAATGTGTTTGCAGTGTCAACTATTAGATATTTTGTCATACAGTAATAATAGCATATAACTATTTAGCAGTCAACAAGATTTCTGCTATTTCCTCGTTGGATTTGAATCCATAGTGCAATCCGTCTCGAGCAACATCGCACAACAGGTTCTGTTGGCTATATCTGCGGTTGAATTCGGCAATACTGAATTCCTTTACTTTGAATTTATAAATTTTGCTCAACAATGCAACTCTTGATTGATTTTGGTAAAATCTTTGAACAGCAACAGAGTCTTCCATATTCCATACATATTCTATTTTTGGATTCATTGGCATAATGTTCTGTATTTCGTTACCGTACAGTTCAAATCTGGCCATGTCTGGCCAAAGTATGTAAATAGTTTGTATCTGATATAGTCCACATACATTGGTTAATATTCTTGCCACTGTGTCGGTACTGCCGCCGCTGTAACCCAAGTTTAACATAGGGTACGGACGGTTCTTTTCGATCAGTGAGGGCCATGTACTGTCCTCTGGCATGCCCACTCCTTGAGTGAAACTGCACCCCAGGGCGATGTCTACTTTTTTGTTGTACATCTCCTCTAAATCATATGTTCTAAATCCCTGTGCATTGAATTGATACGCTATCTCAACTCCGCTCCACTTTTCCCGATCAGCGTTTTGTGACAACGCTGTTTCAGTGTCACTACCATACCAATTCTGTGTGACATTTTTTACATTTGAATTCCACGGTATCTGTTGTGTTAGCCAATGATTCATATTATCTCGTTAAAAATTTCAACACCATTTGCTTGTATAAGAATTCCGCCCAGGCTTGGTGTGCTGCTGCACCAAAATGGTAACTGTCAGGAGCCACTGTAGCAAACCCATGGTTTTTACACCAGTTGTAATACGTGAAGTCGGGATTGTAAGGTTCCAGGTAGCGACCATTCCAATCAAACTGCTCAACACCGGTCCAGGGTTCATAACTAGTGAAGAAAAAATGATTTATGCCCAATCTTTCCAACTCTTGATGAAAATTGTAAATGTACTGATGCGAACGATTCATGGTGGGTTGCCATTGGAATTCTGTCACCCATTTCCGATACTGTTCTTTTATCTGCTGGGGCCAATCTTCACCCGCCCCGCCAGCATTTATTTGCCACCATACATCATCATAAAACCACTCTTCACGTTCCCATGTGCTCCAGCCAATGATGACTAAATCGGGTCTGGGATTATTTTTTAGATATTGCCCAGTGGTTCTTATTATTCTACTGTTGCTGGCAGCACTTTCGGCATCACAGTGCAACACGGCACCCAACTGATTGGCTATGTGACAACCGTAACTTGCCCGTTCATTGTCAGGATGAGGCCTACGAGCCAAGGCCCAGTATAGTGGGTCGTCATTGGCAAAACAATAACCGTTCACTGCTTCCGCTCCAGCACTATGACTGTCGCCGTTGACGTAAAGAATCAATTAACTGATCTCGGTTTTGCCGTCGCCTAGATCTCGACGATCCAGCACTCTTGGTCTAGCTTCATAAGGTTGATTGGCTTCCCACTGTTCGTAGTTTTCCTGCACCACATTGCGACACACATCCTGAAACCAACGATCCACAATAGCACTTTCATCTTCGCCCGGCTTGCTTTGATAACCTTGACGCACCAAGTTGACAATGAATTTTTCATTCCAATCCAGTTCAAATGCACCGTTGCCAATGTTGTCTGGATCCAAGTCCACTTTGACCACACTGACCCAAGGCTCACCTTTGAGTGTAGCTGTGTCTTTGGGCGACATGTCACCCAATCGTGCCCACGTGTCCAATGCATCATCAGCATCTGCAGTTTTTTTTGTTGCGGCTTTTTGTCGCTTGGGCTTGGGTGCTGGTGGAGATGCCGGCTCGGGTGCGGTCTCTGGATTTGCTTTTTTAAATCGATCAAATATTCCCATTTATTATCCTTTCAATAACCATATTAAGTGTTCTACTGTGCTGTGATATCTAACAACGTGTACTGGTGGTCTCGGAATCGCAACAGCAGAAGTTGAATCACTGTGATTATTATAAGCACCGCGGTATGCTGTTTCCAACCACATCAGCCGTCCACTTATGTCACAACGCTGAGGCCACCATAAAAACAGCAACCGCCATTCAATGTGTTCGCGGTACCATTCAGCTACCCAGTCTTCAGTCATTGATCTCCTGCCGGGTCCTAGTATTCCTGGCATGGGCATTACGTACCCCACTCGTTCTTGAAAAGCGGCACTTGAAGTCTGTCACTGTATCTCCAACCACGCTTCATAGCCGCCCCTGCTACATTACGTGCATTCAGTGAGTACACACTTTCCACACCACCCACTGGCATCAAGTACACAGGACCTGTAAAGCCTGCACTACGATATGCACCCACGGCACATTCTGCATCAGCAACATCTTGTTGTGTGGCCACAACAAATTTCAAATACGCTGTTCCATAATTTTCATATTCGCATACAACATCTGGAAGAATAGCTTCTTCCCACTTTTCACCTGACGCTGGAAGTTTAGCACTAACACTAAACGTAACTTCTTTTGAGTTTTCATAAACCCAATCTTCTAAATAACTTTTAAATTCTTCTGTTAGTTTTTGAGTGCCATTTGTTTCAAAGGTTATTTCTTTCAAAGCCTTCAAACTGGGATGATCTAGTAAATCTGGGTAGGCACGTTGCCATCCCAACAAAGGTTCCCCTCCAGTGATCACAAGATGTTCGTCTCTCCACTCACCATGTGGTAAGATCTCCATGATACGAGCCACAATGGCATCCGTAGTCAACATGGGACTGAGCTGTTTAAAGTCCGGATGCCACGACGCATAACTGTCACAACCAGTTGACACCAATGGTAATGCCTCATATCGTGGGTAAGGATACAACTCATGTATTGCGGCCAAGTCATCGGCTTCGGTACTTGACTCGCCACGTGGCATGCCAAATCCGCTACAAGTGAAGTTACACCCAAATGTTCGAAGGAACACACTGGGTACTCCCATGTATCTTCCTTCTCCCTGGATTGAATAAAACAGTTCTGCTATTTTAATCTTGCTCATCGAATATTGTACTCCACTTTCGTAATTTGTTAAATTTGTTTTGTTTTGCTACGGTTATTTCTGATTCTGTTACCACACCGTGTTGTTTTAACAGCTCAATCATGGCCACTACATCGCCAATTTCTTTCACTAAGTTTTCACGTTGTGTGCCTGATTCTTTGAGGTACACATTGTCCATACCAAAACGTCTACACTTGCTGATGCTTTGTATCACCTCGGCACACTCTTCTTGTAGTATATCTAATATTTCTGTTATCTTGCTAGTCATTTTCTTGCAATTCCATTTAAAACTAAATTAGTTTGTTCCTGCATCACTTGATCCAGTGTGGTGTTTATAGACAATCCCAACTTGGGTGCTATTATTTTATTACAATATTCCCAATGAGTCAATGGTGTTGGGTGATTATCTGTGCCATCTGGGTGATATTGATGTCGAGTCAACATGTATTGATTGTTTTGTTCTTGATAATCCAGCAAGGAAATTCCCTCGACATGATTGTTGGCAATATTATATTTTTTATATATGTCCAACAATTTGGCATCTACCTCTTTTTCTGTTTCGCCTGTAAAAAACGGAAAAGCTGAAAAATGATACACAGTATATTTTTTTCTATAACTGTCACAGTCAACCAAATACATGTAATCCATTGTGGTTTGAAAACGTTCCACACAGTGATAAAAATTGACTAAAAATGTTTTGTCTCCTCGTATACTGCCCAGGTGATGCCAGTGTGGATCATGTTTATTGGACGGACTTGATTTTGGTGTATCTCGATACCTGGACCAACGATCAAATCCAGACCACATGATCACCACTGTATCACCGGATCGGGCTTGATCAACCACCGATCGTGCAATGGTG